TGGATGAAAAAAAATAAATTTTATAAAAGATTAAGAGATAATAATCAGGGTTCATTTGAAGAAATAAAAAATATATCAATAGGAGATAGAATAGCTATTGGTCTAAACATGCAACCAGAAAATCCAATTAATATACCAGAAGAACATGCAGAACTTATTGGATACTGGCTTGGTAATGGAATGTTGCCGTACAACAAGAATCCAATTATTAATATGGATTTTTCTTCAGAGGAGCATGAAAGTATTGAAAATTATTTAAAGTTGTGCCACTTAATTGGTGATGAACCAACAAAAAGAATTCATAAAAATAAGAAAATGATTTCATTTATTCACGGAAGAAATTCTGTTTCAGTACAGTTAGCTCGTAAATATGGAATTTGGGGACTAAGAAGCAAAACAAAATTTATTCCCGATGCAGTATGGAAATCAGATAATAAAATTTTTGCTAAAACAATTGCACGACTATGGCAAACAGATGGTTGCATTTATAAAAAAAATGGGATGATTGCAGAGTATGTTTCTGTTTCTCAACAACTAGCAGAAGATATGCATCGTGGATTATTAAGACTTGGTATTCCTTCAACTATTAGATCAAAAGCTCCTTCTTCTAATTTTCCTAATGCATCAATGGCATATTATGTAACTGTGGGCAGTCAGGAGTGTTTTAATGTTTTTGCAGAAAAGATAGAACTTCTTGATCATAAAAGAGCTATTAAACTTAATAAAAATGGAAGAATTTATGCAAGAATTGATGAAAATATATATTGGGATAAGGTTGTTTCTATTGAACCAATAGGAGAGGGGGAATATTGGACAAGAACTGTGCCAGATTCTGGACATTATATTGGCAATGGATTTATTTCTGCAAATAGTGGTAAAGATCACTGTTCAACCGTTGGATGTGCTTACCTAGTTTATAAATTATTATGTTTAAAAGATCCATCTAGATATTTTGGGAAACCTACCGGCGACGCCATTGATATCATGAACGTTGCGATTAATGCTCAACAGGCAAAAAATGTTTTTTTTAAAGGATTAAGATCAAAGATTGAAAATTCACCTTGGTTTAGTTCTAAGTTTATTGCAAAGATTGACAGTATAGAGTTTGATAAATCTATTACTGTATATTCCGGCCATTCAGAAAGAGAGTCTCACGAAGGTCTTAATCTTATTCTTGCCGTTCTTGATGAGATATCTGGATTTGCTGTTGACTCTGTTACTACTGGAGATAGATCCAAAACATCTAATAATTTATACCGAGCATTTCGTGGATCTGTTGACTCTAGATTTCCAGATTATGGAAAGATTGTTATGCTTTCATTTCCTCGGCATAAAGATGACTTTATTTCTATGGTCTATGAAGACTGTATTGCAGAAAAAAATATACAAATAAGAAAACATAAATTTGTTTTAAATAAAGATCTGCCGGAAGATGATCCAGAAAATTCATTTGAAATATCTTGGGAAGAAGATAATATTATTTCCTATAAATATCCTGGAGTATTTGCTCTTAAAAGACCAACGTGGGACATTAATCCTTTACGATCAATAGAAGACTTTAAAGTATCATTTTATAGAGATACTAATGACTCATTAATGAGATTTGCATGTATGCCGACTGAATCATCTGATACATTTTTTAAGTCAAGAGAAAAGCTTGAGAAATGTTTGTCACTTGTTAATCCAGTTTCTGATAAAAGAATATTTAATACATCATTTGCTCCAGACCCAAATGCGCTTTATTTTGCTCACGCAGACCTTGCACAAAAGCATGACAAGTGTGCTGTTGCCGTTAGTCATGTTGAAAAATGGGTTGAAATAAGTGTTTTTAATAATTATCATCAAGTCGTTCCATTTGTTGTTGTTGATGCAATTGCATGGTGGGAGCCAAGAAAAGAAGGTCCGGTAGATTTATCTGATGTTAAAAATTGGATATTTAATTTAAGAAGAATGGGATTTAATTTACAACTAGTGACCTTTGATCGTTGGCACTGCCTACCCGGTCATGCACTTGTTCATACTACTAATGGGCCTGTGCGAATGAAAGATATTCGAGAGGGCGACGAAGTTATGACAAGATTTGGGAAGGCAACTGTTGGATCTAAAATGGAAACTGGAGAGCAAGAAGTTTTTAGAATTACAACAAGGCTTGGATATGAGTTTGAAGGAACGGCAAATCATCAAATGCTTACAAAGCGTGGATGGAAAACAATATCAGAGCTGACTAATGATGATGAATTACTCCGAGTCTCTGAAAACAATGAACTTTGGATAAAAATTAGAAAGATTGAGTCAGTAGGATCGATGCCAACGTACGACATTTATGTCCCAGAATACAATGAGTTTATCGCTAATGGCTTTGTTACACATAATAGTTTTGATATTCAAAGAGATTTAAAAGATCTTGGAATAAAAACAGACACTTTGTCTGTTGCTAAAAAACACTATGAAGATTTGGCAATGTTATTTTATGAAGAAAGAATTGCTGCCCCTCATCTTTCAGAACTTTTAAATGAATTATTGCAATTAAGAATAACTGATAAGAATAAGGTCGATCACCCTAGAAAAGGTGGAAAAGACTTATCTGACGCATTGTGCGGGGCGGTCTATAATGCCATATCTCTATCGAAGAAAGATAATGATCAAGAAGTAAATGTTCATACATGGTCTTCCATAAAAGAAGATAGAATGATACAATCTTCGGAGGAAGAAGAGGAAAAAGAAAATGTTTATGGAGATATTAAAGAATTTCTTTTTCAATACAAATTGATATAAAGATGATATAATAATTTTATGCCGTGGAAAGTATTAAGAAATTATAAGTCGTGCCGTGGATATGCTGTAGTAAAAGATTCGGATATGAAAGTGGTTGGATGTCATGAAACAATGGATGGTGCACAAGCTCAACTGAAAGCTCTTTATGCATCAGAGGGAGAAATGAAGTCAACTGGTTCTAGTGGGGTATCGGCAGGTGCGATAACTAATCAAATTACACCGAATAAAAAGCCACAGAATATAAAAGAAAAAGATAAAAAAGTTAAGAAGCAGATGGGCGACGGTCAAGTGTTTTACGACAATTTGCCCGAAGATGAGAAAAAACTTGCCGATGCCCTTCTAGAACTTGTTGCAGAAATAGGATATTTGGATGAGGCAGAAGGAATATATGTAGGATATGTCGATGGAAGTCAAAATGACAATCTTGACATGAATATTAAGTGTGGAACATGTGCTCTACATGTAACAGACAATAAATGCTCTATCATAAAACAAGAAATTGAAGAAAATGGACTATGCAGATTCGCGGTAATTCCCTATGAATATGCAAATTCAATAAGAGAGAACTCTGAAGGAGAAGTGAATATGAACAAAGCAAAATATTCTGAGCAGAATAGAAGAAGAATGGCAATGACTGGTGCTGCCATGGAGGATGGGTCATTTCCAATTGCAGATGCTGAAGACTTAGAAAATGCAATTTCATCTGTTGGTCGTGCCAAAAATTATTCTGCGGCAAGAGCTCATATTATTAGAAGAGCAAATGCCCTAGGAATGAGAAATATGCTTCCTGAAGATTGGAAGGTTTCTGGCCAAAAGTCAATTGAAGTTGAAGAATTTAATGGTGGATTCCTCAGTAGAATATAGGTGATTTAATGTCAGAAAATATTCCAACTGACGCCATGGCTTCTAATGCAGAAAGGGGCCTGAGGCTTCGTCGTGAATTTGGTCGTGGAGGTACGGCTGTTGGAGTTGCCAGAGCCAGAGATATTTCTAATAAGAAAAATCTTAGCGACGATACTGTATTAAGAATGCATTCATATTTTAGTCGTCATGAAGTTGATAAACAGGGTCAGGGATTTAATGCTGGAGAGCCGGGCTATCCGTCAAATGGACTTATCGCATGGCTTCTATGGGGTGGAGATTCTGGAAAAACTTGGGCAGAGTCAAAAAGAAATGCAATTATGAGAGAAAGTGAAAAGTTTTCGACTTCAGATGATCTTGAAAAAGCTCCTGCACCACCAAAAGATCGTATATCTGGGTCATCAAAAAATCCAGAAGGAAGCGCCTCTGGATCAAGAGGTGGAATAGAATTCACAGAATCAATTAAAAATAGTTTACGATTAAAGGCAAAAGAACATAATGAAAGAATGTCTTCTCGTGGCCGCCCCATGTCAACAAGAACAAACTATGGAGTCCTTGCATCAGTATATAGACGTGGAGCAGGTGCATACTCAACAAGTCATCGTCCGGGAGTATCTAGAGGTGCTTGGGCTATGGCAAGAGTAAATGCTTTTTTGTATCTTCTTAGTTCAGGAAGGCCAAAAAATAGTAATTATGTAACAGACAACGATTTACTACCAAGTGGCCATCCCAAACATAGTGAAAGCAAGAAGTCTATTAATAAAGTTTGGCAAAATAGTCCATTCAATCCTTTAGTATGATGGAGTGATAATCATGGCAAAAATAAGTCCAGCACGAAGATTATTTTATATTTGTTCAATATCAACAATGGTATTTAATATTGTTAATCTTATTTTTGCCATAGATACTCGAAAGTCCATAATGTTTTTTGATTCAATGATGGAAAAACATAAAGATGAGCTTCATAACATGTATTATGAAAAGGCATCTGGGAATGTAGAAACTCAGATGTCTAAAATGATAGGCAAGTCAACTTTAAAGATGGTTATTCTAAATAATTCAGACGCATTCTGGGTACAAAATCATACCTTCTATCATGGGAAAGTATTTAATGGAGAAGTTGATGGAGATTCAGTTAAACCAATAGATGTTTTTAATGCTTCAAAGAAAGATATTAATTTTCTTTTTGATGTTCTTGACGATATTAATGAATAGAGGATATAATGATTATTGTTGTAGAAGGTTCAAAGACTTTCTCAAACTACGAGTCTTTTATGCGTGGTATGGGTGTAGCATTGTCATATCCAATGAAGTCTGATAAAATTTATGTATGGTCTTTAGGACCAACAAATATTAATCGCTTTACCGCCGCATTTTGCAACTCATCAGAAAATTATTTAAGACAGAAAGGCTTAAGGGTTAGGCATAGCAAGGTGACATACGATCATGCTAAAAATAACATGAAAAATATTTCATACTATGCATTCTTTTGCAATAGAAATGATAAAAATTCTCAAACGGTTGCTCTTGCAGAAATATCTGGAGTGGAGGTAGGTGTGTTTAAATACTGATGAGTAAGGATACTATTTTTATAGAGGTGGCAAAAGAGTATGCCAGCCTGTCTGAGGCAAGAAAAAAGCACGGGGCTATTGTTGTTAAAAAGGGTAGAATTATAGGACGAGGGTATAATAAGAATACCAATAATCCAAAATATGTTTCAGAAGAGCATATTAAAACAGGATGTTCCAGACATGCTGAAGTTGAAGCAATGCGTAATGCTCAATGGAATGTAAGAGGATGCACTCTTTATGTGGCAAGAATAAATAGAATGGGGCAAATAGGAAATAGCAAGCCATGCATTTATTGTCAAGAAAGAATAAAGAATCTTGGAATTAAAAGAATTGTATATACGACAGGAGAGAGAAAATGGATCTCAATGAATGGTCTTTAGTATTATTTGGCTTCCACCTATTGTTTATTGCTAGTCTTTCTATCGCGTTGGTTATGGGGCCATCACTTATTAAATTTGGCGCAGCACTATTATTCTGGTTTCTGCAACAGGCAGCATTTCTTGTATATGGAATAATGACAGGCCAGTCAGGATTTGTGCTTATAGCTATGAGTGAATTCTTTATTGCCGGAGTAATGATGATCTTTTCTTCTAAGATTGTGAGTTCAGATGATAGTAAATGATATTTATGAAATGGAAAGAATTGTTGCTAACAATGACAAGCTTCATTGGAATAATTATGATGTTTGGCTTTTAGAAAAACAAAGCTCTGCAGACCTTCTAAGCAATGGAGTGTACATAGATGGAGATTGGTATATTCGTACCATTTTCCCGGTAGAAAAAGATGGCTGGAATATACCGGAGAAATTAATGAAATGATTCCAGAATGGACTAAACAATCTCTATGTGTTAATATGGACACAAATATGTTTTTTGATACATATGAAAATAATGACGATGTTGCTTTAGGTGTTGACATCATGTGTTCAAGATGTCCTGTGAGAAAAAAATGTTTTGCATATGGAGTTAGTAACAAAGAAACTGGAGTTTGGGGTGGTGTATACTTTCAGAATGGACAGATATCCATGGAGCACAATCGTCATAAACAGAATGAAGATTGGGCAGATGTATGGCTGTCATTAACACTTGATGGAGATTAAATGTATAGCGAGCAAGCAAGAAAGGCGGTTAGGTCAATTCCAGTTCCATCAGATTTTATGATGGACATTATGGAATATCCAACAAACCCACCTTTCATTGGATTAAGATTTTATGAAAGTCAATGGACATATTTAAGTGAAAATGAAAGATTAAAGTGCATTCAATATATGCAAATAATAAAGAAAATTTTACAATCGTATGGGAATATGGTAGCATTAGATCCGGTAATTGATGTAACAAAAGTCCCACCGGGGGGCTTTAAAAAAGATAAGGAGAGATAGATGAATTCAATTATGATTACCTCAATCGGCAATCTAGTACGAGACCCTGAAATTAGGGGTAATACAAACTCAATCACAAAGCTACGAATGGCAAGTACTGAGCGAGTTCAGGAAAATGGAGAATGGAAAGATGGAGATACAGTATTTATTGATGTTGTATGCTTCAACAATCTAGCTCAGAGTGTCAAGTCTCTTAGGAAGGGAGATCGAGTTATTGTACACGGTCGCCTAAAGTATCGTGAATTCAAGCGAGCAGACGGTTCTAATGGACACGATTATGAAATTGTAGCCAATGAGCTTGGAATGTCTCTACGCGATAATAAGCGTAGGTCAAGTGACTCAAGTTCTTCCACAATTGTTAATAAAGAAGGAGATGGCTGGGAGTAGTTTAATGGGGGGCTAACGCCCCCCATCCAGCATAATAAATTATGGACTATCTTGACAAATCTCATATAATTACAGAATTTACAATTGATGTAGATGTAAATAATCATCAAGAATTTTTTAAATATAACGATTTGGGAATACCTCTTGCGTTTTGTTATTCATACGATCTTTGCTCTTTGACTAAAGATGGTGAAAATACAATAGAGGAAACATGGGTAAATATGTGTAATGAGCTTAATGCAAATCCAACATTAGATTACGATAGTTTATCAGACATGATGGGGAACTAATGTACGACACAATTATTTTAACGAATCAACATAGAACTCCATTAGCCGTACCACATTTTAAAAATAAGAATCCAAAGATATTTATATCTGAAGATTGGGAGTACATTCCTCCAGATAATAACTGGAGGCACGGAAATGAGGTTGGGCACTATAGAGCATTTAGGTCTCACTGTGAAGGTCTTGAGATGATGGAAAATGATGTTGCGTTTATTGTAGAGGACGATTGCATACCAGATTATGATACTGATTGGGAGCTTGCATTGGATTCTGCCTATAAAGTTGTGGCGGATTATGAATATGATGTTGCATGTCTTTATTTAAATCCTGATGGAAAGCATCCAAGAAATCATGGTATTTTAAAATCAATTGATGGAATTAAGTGGTATGAACCTATTACATTAGGGTGGTTTGTTGGACTCACATGTTATATGATTAATAAAAGAGGTGCTGAAAAATTTATCAATGGGAAAGATTTTAAGCACAGACTTCCAGATGATTTATATTTTTGGCAAACAGGTTTGTTTAAGTACATGGTTTCAGATAATTTATATTTTATTCATGATAGAAGTCAAGGATCTTTAATAGATAACGCAGAAAAATGATAACAATAGCATGTCTTGGAAATGGAGGAAGGTTTGGCAACCAATTGTTTCAGTATGCTTTTGCAAGAGCCTATGCTGAATCAATTGGTGCTGAATTAAGAACTCCAGATTGGATTGGAAGACATATATTCGAAGGAATAGATGAAGAAATTATGTCTGATGTTGCCGGCCCTTCAACAGAATATCCAGAATCAGATAATGTAAATCTTGACGGTCATTTTCAACAACCATATCACTTAAAATATTTATCGAGATCAAAAGTTAAAAAATGGTTTAAATTTAAAGAAAAAATAGATACTCCATCCTACGACTTAGTTTTTCATAAAAGGCGAGGAGACTATGTTGCCTTTTCACATGTATTTGGTACTGTTACTGATGAAAGTTATTCTAATGGGGCAATATCTCATGGCTTTGACCCATCAATAGCAGTGTGCCTTGATGATTCAAGAGATCAATCATTTATATTCTATGATTTTATTACAATGATGAATTGTAAAAATCTTTTTAGATCAAACTCAACATTTGCATGGTGGGCTGCAACTCTTGGTAGTTGCAAAACATATTCTCCAGTAATTAATAATAGAACTGGAATAATTCATGCAGATTTTGTTAAAGGAAATGAAGAGCCTCTTGGTGGATTTACTGGAAGAATGAAAATATCTAGATGAAAATATATCACTACTATCATATTTATGCACTAGGATATTGGATGCCTGCCCTAATGGAGCATATCGTTGCTTCAAGAAAATCGGGGCTTCTTGATATGTGTGAAACAATGAAAATTGGAGTTGTTGGAGAGGAAAATGTAAGAACAATGGTGTACCAACTTTTAAACTCTCAGAATGTTAATTATGAAATTATTGCGGAGCAAGATCATGGTTGGGAGCAAATGACTCAGACTCAAATATATAATGATGCCCAAACTAATGATGGATACGCTCTATATGCTCATACAAAAGGTGCGGCGAATCCTCATCGTCAAAATATTGAAGAAGTTAATGCATGGAGAAGAACTATGTGCCACTACAATGTAGAGAAGTGGAATGACTGCGTTGAATCACTAAAAACACATGATGTATGCGGAATATATTGGATGGAAATGCCGACTCAGCCAGAGCATATAGATCATAAATGGTTTTTTGCTGGAACATACTGGTGGGCACGAATGGATTATATACGTCAGCTACCCCCTCCTCCGATGAAGAGTAGATATAATGCTGAGGGTTGGATAGGAATGTCAGATAATGAAATCAGAGTAAGAGATTTTGCTCCGGGATGGGATGAGGCAAGATACAATGGAACGAGGTTCCCACCAATGCAAGATTCTTTTATTTATTAACTATATATTCGTGTATAATATTGTTATATCAAGGGAGATTAAATGAAAAGAGCACTCGTGCTAGGTGGTGGCGGATTTATTGGTGGTCATATGGTTCGCTATCTTAAAAATAAATCATACTGGGTAACATCTGTTGACATTCAGTATGATGAATATTCAGACGTTTCGGATTATTTTATTATTGCAAATTTGACAAATCAGGATGTTGTTAAAGAAATTATTCATTTTCACGGAGAGCCGTATGATGAAATATATCAATTTGCTGCCGATATGGGCGGGGCAGGGTATATATTCACAGGAGAAAATGATGCAAATGTTATGTACAACTCTTCTATGATTAATTTAAATGTTCTTAACGAACTAGTTAAATTTAATGCAGATAAAACAAAGAAAAGTAAAATATTCTATAGCTCAAGTGCATGTATTTATCCAGAACACAACCAACTAGATCCAGATAATCCTAATTGCGAAGAATCATCCGCATATCCTGCTAATCCTGATAGCGAGTACGGATGGGAAAAACTTTTTAGTGAGAGATTGTATCTATCCTTCAGTAGAAATCATTCTGTTCCGGTGAGAATTGCCAGATATCATAATATTTTTGGGCCACATGGTGCATGGAAAGGTGGTAGAGAAAAATCTCCTGCTGCCATATGTAGAAAGGTAGCAGAAGCAAACGACGGAGGCTCAATAGAAATTTGGGGAGATGGCACTCAAACTCGATCATTTCTTTATGTTGACGAGTGTGTTGAGGCAACATATCGTTTGATGCAATCTGATTTTTCTGGTCCAGTAAATATAGGATCTGAAGAAATGGTTACAATAAATGATCTTGTTGACATTGTTTGTGAAGTTGCAGGAAAGAAATTGACCAAGATTCATGTTGACGGACCTCTTGGAGTTCGAGGTAGAAATTCACATAATGATCTTATTCGTAAACAACTTCAATGGAATTATTCAATGACATTAAAAGATGGTATATCAAAAACATATGAGTGGATAAATACTCAAGTTCATAAGGATAAAAAACGTGTTGACAGACTTTAATTTTTATCAGGAAAGGTCTGTTGGTTTCGGTGCCCATATAATGATAGTTTTATGTTTAATAGACTATTGTGTTCATAATAACATAAAGTGCAACATTGATATAAGAAATCCTGGATATTCTGATATTGGGGAAAATACTTGGAATATAGTATTTGAGCAGCCATTTTCTAACGTTAATGCAGATCGAACAATAACAGACCAGTTTTCTCAAATTCCAAATTTTGTTGATAAATATTGGAAGCTTGGATATGCTTTTGAAGAAAGAGATAATTATAAAGATAAAAAATTTGTTAACAAGTATAAAAAAATTTGTAAAGACTATTTGATAATCAAGAAAGAGATTCGTCAAGCTTCTGACAACTTTTTATATGAATATAAAAACAAAAAAATTCTTGGCATTCATAGAAGGGGACGAGAGCACTTGACTACTGGCCACGGTCAGGGACAAGAACATCTTCTTAATGACAATCTTCTTTTTGACAATATTATTGATAGTCAAATATCAAAGTATGATTACTTATTTTTAACATCTGATGAGACATCAATATATAATAAATTTATTGAAAGATATGAAAATAAACTTATTATATATGATAATAAGTCTGTATATATGGAAAATAAAAGGGACATCAATTATCTTCCAAAGTCAAGAGAAGAATCGATAGAATCGCTTAAAAATCTTATCACAGAGATAATCATTTTATCAAAATGTGATAAGCTATTGCTTATGAATAGCAATGTATCACATCTTGCATTGTTTCTGTCTGATCACAATAATTATAGCTTTTATGATAATCACATTAAATATTATGGATAGAGGAGATATAAAATGAAAATAAAAATAGATGAGGAGAAAGTTAGGGGGATAAAATTTGATTCATTAATTGAATACCTACCTCATTACCAAGATGAGTTTAAAGAAATGAATAATGATCCATATAGCCTTTACGCATATATCTCTACACTTTTCAAGAACAAAACAATTCTTGATGTTGGCTCAAGATATGGATTGTCGGCTCTGGCGCTTTCTTATAATGAAACCAATAGAATTATTTCTTATGACTTGATAAATACAATTCAATTCGATATTCAAAAAGACAATATTGAGTTTAAAGTTATGGACTTTAGAAATGATGAGTCATTAGATTTTAATAAAATTCCCGTTATCATGATTGACGTTGACCCTCATGATGGAGTTCAGGAAAGAGCAATGTATTCATTTCTTCATGAAAAACAATGGAAGGGAATTCTTTTACTTGATGACATATCTGATGTATGGTGGCCTCATATTAATAAATGGTGGAATGAAATAGAATATGAAAAATATGATTTAACTCATATTGGTCATTTTTCGGGCACAGGTCTTGTTAATTTTGGTGGAAAACATGTGATTGAGGTAGTATGAAAAATATACTAATACTTGGTTCTGCCGGTCAGATTGGAGCATATTTAACCGATTATTTAAGAAAAAAAACTTTTCATGTTACTGAATATGATATTGCAACCAATTCATATCAAGATTTAAGATTAGTTGGTGATATAAAAATTGATTATGCAATCAAAAATTCTGACTTTGTTTTCTTTCTGGCATTTGATGTCGGTGGATCGAGATATCTAGAAAAATATCAAAATAGTTTTAATTTTATAGACAACAATGTTAGAATAATGACATCTGTTTTTGATATTCTTGAGTCTAGAGAAAAGCCATTTATCTTTGCAAGTAGTCAGATGTCAAATATGTCATATTCAAATTATGGCATTCTTAAGGCACTTGGAGAATCATATACAAAGTCTTTGAATGGAAGAATAGTAAAATTCTGGAATGTTTATGGATATGAAAAAAATCCAGAAAAATACCATGCAATAACAGACTTCATTCTTAGTGCCAAATATAACAGATTGATAAATATGCTGACAGATGGACAAGAAGAGAGAGACTTTCTTTATGCAACAGATTGTTGCGAAGCACTTGAAATGGTTATGAATAGATACAATCATTTTACTTCAGATAGTCCATTACATATCACAAGCTTTGAATGGACAAAAATTATTGATGTTGCAAATTATATTGCAAGTCACTATGATGCAGAAGTAGTGCCGGCAGAGAGAAAAGATCTTGTTCAAAAGAATAAAAGAAATGATCCAGATCCATTTATTCTTGATTATTGGAAGCCTAAGACAAGCATTTCAACGGGAATTAATAAAATAATAGAAAGGATTAATGTTGACTGATATAAGTTTTATTCTTGGGGCAAGAGATGATGGATATATGGGCGACTTTATTGACAGATTTGAGAAAATGCTTCATAACAATCTTCTTGTTATTAATGACTCGATGGTAAACTGTGAAATAGTTGTTGTAGATTTCAATCCTATTGATGGAAAGTATTTATATTTGAATGAAAGACTATCTCCATATCTAAGCAATAGTGTTGTTAAAAATATCATTGTTGACAGATCTGTTCTTATTGCTGATGGACTTCATCATGAAACATTTTATGAATATTTTGCTAAAAATATAGGAGCAAAAAAATCTTCTGGAAAGATGCTATTTTTTACCAATGCCGACATAATTGTGACAAAGGAAATTATTGAATATATGGTGAATGAGCTTAAGGGTGGCAGAATTGATAATTCATGCTATAGGTGTAGAATTAGAGTTAACTCTAATGTTTATGGTTTAGAAAAAAAAGTTTTAGAACAAAGAGATCTTTATGACAGTAGGTCTGATGATGGATTTCTTGTTGCGGGATATTCAGGAGATGCAACATTTATGCATCGTAATGTTTTTATTAAAAGGGCAACCGGGTATAATGAAAAAACTCAAGAACATCGTGGACCAGTTGGGCAAAGCTCTATGGATGGAGAAATTCTTTGGAATCTACATTTTAATGAAGTTGATATTATTATAACTGATTTATCATATTTCCACGTTAATCATGAAAGATCTTCAGACAAAGATCCATACTACATAAAAGAAATGTATAAAAATAGAAGAGGTTGGGGGTTTGTTAAATACCCAACCAAAAGAATAAATAAAAATACAATAATGTTATATGATGAGGAAAACTACTTATGATTATAGATATTGATGCACTTGGAATAAAAGGAAGTTGCAAAATTCTTCATATTGGAGCTCATGAGGCTGAAGAACTAGAATCTTATGTTGAACAAGGATGGACTGATGTTGTTTGGGTAGAACCAATTCCAGAAAAGCATGAAATAGTTTTGTCTAGAATTCAACCATATGAAAATATGAAGGCATTTAACTATGCTGCATGGACTAAATCTGGACTAACATTTAGTTTTTATCAAACAAATAATGGACAGTCAAGCAGCATATATCCATTGAATAAGCATTCTGAAGTATACCCGCATATTATTGTTGAAAAAATAATTTCAGTTAATACAATATCTATCGATGATCTTATGGAAGAAATTAATTGGCAGCCAGATATGATTAATCTTGACATTCAGGGGGCTGAATATGATGCACTTCTAGGAGGATTAAAAACTTTGAAAAAAACTAAATATATATATACCGAAGTGTCATATGATGATTTATACTTTGGTGCTTGCCTTGAACCACAATTAACGCGCCTGCTAAAGAAAAATGGATTTGACAAAAGAATAGAAGAGAAGGCCATGGATTCATGGGGGGATGCCTTCTATGTCAAGATATAAAATAAGATTATATGATGAGATATTTAATCATAGTTTTGGAATGATTGGATATTACACTGCCTCAAATCTTGATCGTCCAGAAAGAGTGGAGTGGACGAAGACTGAGCAAACTGATGTATGTGTTTTTACAGAATCAAATTTTGATGATGTCAGCAATGTTGATTGCAAATATAAAATTGCATGGCTTGTTGAGTCAAAAGGAGTTCATGAATTTGCATATGAAAAAATCAGGGAAATAGAAAATAATTTTGACTATATTTTAACTCATGATAAACAGCTTGTTGATAGATCAAAGAATGTCCGTTCTATAAAAAATAAAAAATATCATCAAGTTTATGTTGGTTCATCTAGAATTGATCGATCACTTATCGATATAAATACGGTAAAAACTAAAATGTGCTCTATGATCGCATCTAATAAGACAATGACAGCCGGGCACATTTTTAGACATCAAATAGCGTCTTCATTTTCTAATTTTGACAAATGGGGTTCTGGATATCAATACTTTACTTCTAAGGAAGATCCGCTACGGCCATACATGTATTCCATTGTAGTGATGAATGCTAAATATGACTATTACTTTACTGAATATCTTATTGACTGTCTTATTTGCAAAACAATTCCCATCTTCTGGGGATGTCCATCAATTGGAGACATTTTTGATGTGCGAGGAATGTATGTATTTGATACAATAGAAGAGCTTAAAAATATTCTTGACAATATGTCTGAGTCAGACTATAATAGTAAACTGAAGTATATCAATAAAAATTATGAAATTGCAAAAAATAAATTTCTTATAACAGATGACATAGTTTTTGATAAGATAAAGGAGCTTGGCCTTGCTATATAAAGAGATATCTGAAATACCAGAAAAATATTTCAGTAATATTCCGGTAATAATTCCAACATTTAATCAACTATGGTATTGTAATAATACAATCAATCAACTTAAAAGATTTGGTCTAAATAATTTTATCATTATGGATAATGGTTCTACTTATACTCCATTTGTTAAGTGGGCAAGAGATTGCGAACATCCTTGTGTAATGAATTATAATAATCCAGGACCAAGAGACTTCTTTGTTAACAAAGCTATCTGGGAAAGACTTCCTGATATATTTATTGTTACTGACCCAGATCTAGATTATCCAGACAGTATTCCATCAACTTTAGTTAATGATTTAGTTAATCTATCATCTGAACATAAATGGCCAAAAATTTCTGTTGGTCTAACAACTGATCCAGCTGATGAAATGTATGAACCTGTTAAAAATTGGGAGGCAGATTATTGGAAAGATATTATTGCCTATACACAATATAACGATCCAATATATAGGGCAAAAACAGACACGACGTTTGCAGTTTATAATAAAAAATTTATAACTAGATTATTTGATTTATCTTGGGATGGAGAATTCTTTACTTCGCCACGAGTATGTGGTCAATATACATGCAAGCATTGGGGATGGTATTATGAAACTCCAGTTCCAAAGGATGAATATGATTTTTGCAAAGAAAGAGTTGGATTATGGTCAAGTACAGAACATGAACTAGCGAAAAGAGCAGTTCATGCCTAAATTTTCAATTCTAGTAACAGATTATGACAAACATGTTAAAAGAGATGATGCAGAACGAGGTCTTATGAGTCTTGGTTTGCAATTTTTTAAGGATTATGAAATATTAATTTGTCATGATGGCCCAAAAGAAAAACCTTATGAAGAAGAATTTGATTTGAAAAGCTTAGGAATACAGCCTATCATTATAAATACGGAGGTGAGAAATAATGACTGGGGGCATTCATCGCGTGATATCATGCTTAAGAGATGTAGTGGCGACTGGATTATTCATTTTAATATTGACAATATTCTTTATCCTATGGCTCTTGAAAGGATTAACGAAACTATTATTTCTAGCATCGGAGAAATTACTGATATGGATTACGGGGCCGATCAGTTTTCTATCATCTTCTATATCAAGCACTGGAAGATTAGAAAAGATGGAAGTGCATTTAAAGGACTCCCCCCAAAGCTAATGAATATAGATCTTCTTCAACTTGTCAGTAGCAGATCAAACTGGGAATCAATAGGATTTTGGTATGACAAGAAAGAAAGATCAGATGGAGTTCTTTATGAAGAATTAACAACTAAATATCCCTTTGTAGTTCTTCCAGAAATATTGGGAGAAAATTTCTAGGAATATTTTTCAACAAAGTGCGTTATATATTTTGTCATCATTGCCTACGGGGATGTGACAAATAACTGCTCAAAGGAGAGTAAAATGGCACTAACATTTAGCATTTCAAAAGAGAATATGATTAATAAAAATGACAAGTTGTCTGATGCAACAAAGTCATATGCAAAGTCAGAACTAGAAAGATTCACAAATAAAAACCTATCGCCTACAACAAGCACTATTGTAACAAGCTATTTACGTCCAACGTTTTTTGGCTTGGAAAGAGAGTTTGATGAAATCTTTCGTGCTCTAGGTTCTTCAACAGTTGCAAGGTCGTCATATCCTCCATACAACATTATTAAGGATGGAGAATTTGACTATATTGTTGAAGTTGCTGTTGCAGGATTTGAAAAGTCAGAACTTTCTGTTCAAACAGAAGATGGTCGACTATATATTACTGGTGGAGCATCATCTGAAGCATCGTCTGAAAGTAATGAGAATGTTTTATACAAGGGAATTGCAAAGCGCAAGTTCTCTTTGAACTTTTTCATTGCCGATACCATAGAAATTGTATCAGCAGAGCTTAAGGATGGACTGCTTAACATCAAGTTGCATAACAATGTTCCTGAAAACAAGAAACATCGATCAATTACAATTCAATAAGTAATACAATAATTGAGGGTGCCCTGCAAATGGGCACCCTTTCTTATTAATAGTTCATACAATATTCATTTAAAATTTGCAGAAAATTTGCAAAAAAATAGAAGTTCATTGATATAATTTACTATCTTCATTTGAAGATACTAAAAAGACAAGGAGAAACTGTGAATAAAATTAAAATGATTTCAACGATGTCTATGCTAACTCTAGTATTGTCATCTGCAATTGCAATTCCAGCGGCTGCACAGACATCTGTTGCTGGTGGAGGTGCTACATTTCAGCAGATTTTTGTCCAGGAATGTACAAAGGACTTTAATGCTGGTCCAGGTGCTGGGAAGTATTCAACTCAGTACACAGGAGTAGGGTCTTCAGCGGGACTAAGGGGTTTTGCTAATGGAACCTATGCATTTGGTGGTACTGATGCTGCCTACAGCTCAGGAAAGCCAACATTTGCATGGACCTATGTTCCCATTGTTGGAGGAGGAATTAGCGTTCCGATTAATCTCAAGGGGACAAATGGCAAGCCAATTGGTGGATCAATTAATTTGAGTCAAGACAATCTTGCCAAGATTTTTGCTGGACAAATCCCAACATGGAATAACTCGGCATTGAAGAAGGACAATGAGCGTATTTGGAAGCTTATTCCTCCAACTCCAGTAGTTATTGTTTATCGTGCAGATGGCTCTGGAACAACAAATAACTTCCTTCAGTATCTAAACAACTGGCGCCCAGATATTTGGTCAAAGGTTCAGAATGATATGTCAACGGCATTTGTTGGAGGAGTTCCACCTGTTAATTCTATTTCAGGTAGCGGAAATGCTGGAGTCATGGGGCAGGTTGCAATGAAGGACGGAGCAATTGGCTATGTTGATCTTGGAGATGCCCTAAAGGCAAGTGCAACAGTTGCCAATCTTCAGAATGCTGTCGGTGAATTTGTTAAGCCAACAACTGCATCAATTGCAAAGAACCTTGCTGAGCAGACTTCAGTATCTACTGAAGGACCTGTTACCCTAAATTACAAGGTTGTATCAAAGGGTGCATATCCAATTGGAATCTTCACATATTCATTGGCCAGAGTAAATTCTGGAACTCCAGCTTAATTGGGATCTGGAGAGTTTATTCGATACATGGTTAATACCTGTGGATCCCAGCGTGCTGCATCTCTTGGATTCGTTCCTTTGGAAGGAAAGATTCTTGAGATAGCAAAGTCACTTGCTGCAAAAGCTGGTTAATTGTTAAATAGTGGGGGCATGTCGTATTGACATGCCCTCATTATTTGTTTATAATATATATAAAAGAGAGAGAGGAAGATATGGAGAAAAAAGATAAAATTCTTATAAACTTTCTTCTTGCCGGAGATATTATTAAGCACAGGGGAAAGCCTTATAGTGTGAAAAAAATTCAAGAAGTAGACAGTGGTAAATTTATTGTCACCGGAGAAGACTTTGAAAAAGTAACGCAAACTCTTGTGTTCTTTGACGGAGACTATGTAGACACTTTAGATTTGAATGTAAATCCAATGTCTATAGTTAATAAGTAATATGCAAACCTTTCTTCCATATGAAGACTTTGATCAGTCAGCAGCAATTCTTGACAATAGAAGATTGAATAAACAACTTTTAGAGGGTAGGCAGATAGCAGGCATTATTGTATCAAGAAAAACAACTGGTGGGTGGGTCAATCATCCAGCAGTTAATATGTGGAGAAAGCATCACAT